CCTTGAGCCATTAAATCCCAAATAACTTCTCTTTCTTTTTCAGTATCCATAGCACCAGAACCAATTAAATAAGTAGTCATTGCCAATGCTTGATTACCTTGTACACTATTCCAACTATTCTTACCGTTTTTCATATTATTTAAAGCGGCATTGTAAGCAGTTCTCATAGATAATTTTGTGCTTGGTTCTAAATCTGAATTTTCTAAATCAGCCATAAAATTTTTAGCATTTTCTTGACCTTCTTTAGTACCAGTTTCTAAACCAATAATTCTATTTACAAAATCTGTTTTAGTTGTTTTATCTTTTTCTTCTTTTTGTTTTGTGTGTAATGAATTTTGATTTGTAAATTCATCTTGTGCTTGTTTAATTAATTCTTTTCTTAAATCATCATCAACAGTTAATTCTTTACCTTCAATATCAACAATTTTAAAATTTTTGTTTTTAAGTCTTGATGTTACATTATTCCAATCAACTTCTTGGCTACCATTAGGTGACATAATAATTAAATCTTTAGTAGCTTGTAACATTCCGTATTTTACATTTGTCCAATTTTTAGTTGTTTCTTTAACTTCATTAAAAGTTTTTTGATCAAACAAATTAGTTTCTACATTTTTCTTTAAGTGTAATTCTGTATATAATTCATATTGTGCTTTTATTTGTGATAATGAAGTAGCTTGTTCTACAGATGATTTGTATGCAGTATTTGCTTCATTAAAAGCATGACCTGCATTTTTTAGTTTTTGATTATTAACTGCTTTAACTACATCATTTCTAGCTTCAAAAAATTTTTGATAATATAAAGGCTGATATTCTTTCCAAGTTTGCTCATCTAATCCAGATTTAAATTCTTTTTCCCATTGTTTTGCGCTATTATCATAATCTAATAACCAATTATCTGGAGTTAAAAAATCTTGTCTATTTTGTAATGAGTTTTGAAAATCAGAAGTTTTACCATACATCATAGCTGTAGATAAATCTTTATTAGTATTAATATCTAATCTTCTTAATTTAGCATCAATAGAGTTTTTTCTGTTAGCGTATTCTGTAACTTTGTTAATTGCAGTTACACCAAGATTAGCTACAGCACTACCTGTTTGAGTTCCTGTAGTTAATGATCTACCACTATCAATAGTAGTACCACCTTCACTTCTATATCTTGGTATCTTCATATGTAATCCTATATTGAGCAGGGCTAAAACTATGACTTTTTACTGCACCATTCATATCTTTAGTAGTTTTAAAAGCCTTAAAATCTTCACCTGCTTTTGGTATTTTCTTTGTGTATCCTTCAAATATCATTGTATCATTTTCCCAAACTTTTACTAGATAAACCATTAACCAATACCTTTTTCTGCCGCCGCTTGATCTTGTTTATATGTTTTATATGTCATACCAGCAGATAATAATGTTTCACCCATTTTATATTTTTGTGCAGTAAGCAATCCAGTTGTTTCTGCATCCATTGCCGCATTTCTAACAAAAACTCTTTTTTCTAAAAAAAACATATCATTTTCAAATTCTTCAAAATCTGCATTAGCTATAAGTAAAGGTGAACCAGAAAATTGCGCACCACTAGCACCTACTCTTGCTCTTTGTGCAGACATTAATTTTGCTTGTTCTTTTAATTTTTTTTGTTTTTCGTATTGAAATGACAATTCATTTTCATATTTATTCCAAGCCGCATTAGCTTTAATTTGTTTCATTTGTTGTCTTTGACCCATAATGGTAACTGCTGTACTAGCCGCCATTAAAAAAGGTATCATTTGAAATGCCATATTTTACTCCTTAATCACTTGTTACTAATGTTCCTGTTATTCCCAATACCGTCATTGGTAAAGGTTGTTCTTGTTTTATAATAATTTGTCCATCTCTATCCCATCCTAAATTAATTACTCTTTTATCTCCAGTAAATTCTGCAATATTTTGGCCCATTGGTGTAGATGAAGTTCTAAATGGTAATTGATCTCCATTTATATTAATACCAACAGTTTTATGTAATCTTACTAATACTTCATTATATCTTTTTTTTCTACCTTGTGCAGTACCAGCAGATGCACCAGCTTCTACTCTCATAGTTTTTAATTGTGAGATATAACCAAGACCAATTTCTAATGATTTATAACCTGTATTTGCAGGTAAACTAATAGTAATTGATCCGCTTGATACTGTTTGATTTGGAAATACTGCATCACCTATAAGTATTTGTACACTTTCACCTTCTAAATGATCTAATCCTGTTATTGTTGTACTGTCAGCATTAACAGTTGTAGATAAAGCACTATCCATATTTAATTTATCATCTAAATATTCTACATATTTTACTATGTTGTTATTTATTTTTCTTTCTACAATAACCCATGTTTGATTTTCTAAATTTTCAGAAATAGTACAAACAGATTTAACTTTAGATGGTGCAGATATACTATGAGTTCCAACACCTGCTGATATTTGTAAAACAGTTCTATCTATTGCTTGTTCATAACTATCTGCAAATTCAATTGTGTTAGCATCAACTGCAATAACATAATAATAATTTTTATCTTGTAATCCACCTATTTTAGTTCCACCATTTGCATCATAATAAACTTTATCACCTGTGTTAAAACCATGATTTGTTATTGTAATGTAACCATTATAATTTGGATCAGTTGTTTTAGATGTTACATCAGATGCGGCATCAAATGTTTGTTTAAATGAACCACCAATAATATGTCTATGCCAAGCAACAACATCTTCTTCTCTTTGATAAGTTAAACCTAATAATACTCCATCTTGTCTAACAGCCCAATAAATACTTTGTGGTTCTTGTGCATAATCAACATCAACAACTCCATTACCTGTAATATGTTCTGCAAGTAATGTCATGTCTGGTGCTAAATATGCATCATCTTCAAATCTGTATGCTAATTCTCTAATTTTTTTTCTTTGTCTTTGTACAAACAAGACAGCGTTACCAATTTGTATAGGTTGTGTATTATAACCACCATATGTAGTTTGTTGTGTAATTTGTACGTTATCGGGTTGTAAAGGCTCACCAGTTGGTCTTCCTACTTTAAATTCACCACCTGCTGTACCAACAATTAAATCTCTAGCGGGTGCTAACCATCTTATTGTATTAACTTTGTTTGCGGCAATTGTATAAATAAAACTATCTGCTGGACTACCATCACCTGCATGAAAATGCTCATAAAAACCACTTTCAGATGCCCATATAGTTTGTGGATATGCTGTACTTCCACCAAATATTAATCGTTGTTCAAAAAATGTAACTGTTTTAGGATAACCTGTATGTTCAGACCAAGCACCTAATGCCCAATCTGTTGATGCTGAAGAAGAACCAATGTCTTGTTTTATTTCCCATGTAACAACTGTTGGTGATGTATAACCAGTAATAATACCCCATCCATCATTTAATTTAACAGACCTTCCAACATCTTCTGTATGAAAACCAGTTTCATTTGGGCTACAAACAAAAGTAGATGCTGATGCTGTTAATGTTCTACCTGTACCTACACCACTTGCAGATGATGTAAATGTTACACTACTTTCATTAGCATCTAAATATGGCCCATTTTGAAATTCTACAGTTGTTAGTGTCCAAGACGTATGCCCTGTTCTTGATAATTTTCTAGGTTCTAATGTTTCATGTACAATGTACATAACATCTGCTGATTGTGTAAATTGTATTTCATACAACATACTTTCTGTAAATGGAGTTGCTATTTCATAAGCTGATCCACCAGAAGTTATTTGTCCATTGTCTTTATAAAATCTAATATATTGATCTCCAAATTCTAATACATAAGATTGTTCTATATTAAATTCAAAAGGTATAAGTCTAGTTATTTTAGAACTATCTTTTACTTCTTTTACAAATCTTGTACCATATCTTCTTGATGCGCCGCCTTGTGGAAATACTGTCATGTTTTCCATAATCTCAACACCATTATTGTATTTTTTAAAATCAACTTGACCAGCAAGTTTAGGTGTTAATTCACCAGCAGTAAAATTAGTTTGAAAAGGATGTACTCTAGCCATTATCTTCGGAAAGTTGTAAATGTGTCAGAAACAAGATCATCAATAAATCCTTCTTGTCCATCAACACTACGGGCTTCCGAAAGTTTATATTCATAGAGTTTCTGCATTTGGGTTTGTAATTGAACAGAATTTGTAACTGGATATGCTAAATCTGTTGCCAATTTTGCAGTTAATGTATCAACAAACATACTGTCAAATAAAGTAGGATTAGTAATTCTAGCAACATACATAATGTTTGCTGTGCCTTCATCTGTTAATAATACTCTACCGTGAGTAGCTACGTTTTCTACTTTAAAAATAAAATGTGGTTCTTCCATGCTTAATACTCTTAAACAATCTGAAGGTAATGAAAATTGATTAGCATAACCATAAGCGGGTGCTGTTGCTAATTTTGCTAATGATGCTCTTGTTGCCGCAAAGTTCCAAGTGTGTAATCTTAAAACTGCATCTCTTGCATCTGGGTAAAATGAATTACAAAGTCTGGCTCTTTCAGTATCGTCTGTAAGTGATGTAATAGGGTCATCACCTAATCTTCTTAATGCATTTGAACAAATTGAAACTTCTGTAGCCATAATATCCTTTTAATATATTAAAGGGCCATATATTGCAATGGCCCTCTAAAGGTAAGTTGAGATTGTAAGTATATTATACGTTACAAGCGATTTCTACAACTTTTTCGTCTTCAACTCTAGTAGCACCAATCGTCATAGATAGGAATACTTGAGTTGCGTAGTTTTTGTCATCTCTTTCAGATATTCTTGTTTGGATATCTCTACCTAAAGCAAGACCAATAGCTGATTGAGTGAAAGCTAAAGCAAGGTTATCACCAGAACCATCTTGAGCAATTCTTTCAGTTCTAATGAACTTGAAGCCCATGAAAGTATCTACTTGACCTGCAACAAGTGCTTTAACACTATTGTAGTCAGCAGAAGTGATTTTTTCTTCACCTAGTAAAGCTGTGATCTCTTTAGCTGAACAAATTAAGTATTTTTGTTCATCTGGATCAACGTCAGATGCATCTAAAATTTCTTTAGCAGAAATTAGTTTAGCAACTGATAAAGATGAAGTTCCTACAGCGATTTGTTGTGACGCAGGTAATGCGATAGTAGTAGCACCAGCTACACCACCAAATGCATTTCCAGAAGCCGCCGCAATAATAGCGTCATCCATTGCTCTACCCATAGCGTAAGCACCAGCTTTCGCATATTCAGATTGAGGTGAAATTAACATTCTAACTTTATCTTCTTGATCAATTAAATCAGCCCAGTCGTAGTCAGCTAATGTAACTTTTCTTCTAGAGTGAGGAGTATCAATCTGAGGAGTGTTAGAGTGTCTAGTTGTTCTTACTTGTGCCGCAGTAGCGCCAATTCTTTCAAAGTAGTGAGATGTACCTGTTACTGTTTCAGATTTCACCGCACCTCTTAATCTAGAACCTTTTTGTTGCGCTAGATGAAACACATTACTTTTGTATTGTTCTACAAAAGCTGTTGTTATTTGTGTACTCATGTTTTTAGTCCTTATTTAAAAGTTAAGAATAGGGGGTATAATACTAATGCATCAAACCATATTCTAATTAATCGGTCTTTATCCTTACGGGAAACCTTATTGTAATAACGATACAATCAACACGGTTTTATAGTCCACATGACTTGTAAGTTTGTTGTCCTTACGGGCAAACTTTCTGTTGTAATAATATCACAATTGTCACTTATTTACCATACACTTTTTCATGTAATTGACGCATTTTTTCTACAGCAATTTCATGGTTTGGATGTGATGGATCAAAATAAGCATGACTTGTATCAGCCATGATATTATTAATTTCTTCTTTAGCATCTAATGGTGATACGGCTAATCTATTGTTAGTAGTATTTTGTGCCATATCTTCTGTTACTTCTTTACCAATAGTTGCTAAAAATTTTAAAACAGCAGGATTATTACCAGCAGATGTTTGAGTTAATAAATTTCTTAATTCATCATCTCCATAAACATTTAATGCTCTATCTGCGGCTCTAACATTTTTATCGTAATCATAACCCCATTCTTTTTTAAGCACTTCTTCTGCTTGTTCTTTTTGTTGGGCCATAACCGCACCTTCATTGTTTAAAGTATTTTGCGTAGATTGAACTTGATATTCCATTAAAGCATTTACTTGATCATTGTTTAAACCAATTTTATGTGCCACGTTTTTAAATTGTTCAACATCTTCTTTTTTGAAATAATCAACCATTTCATTTGGTACATTTATTTCATATTTGCTAGGGTCTTCTGGTCTTCCTAGTTTATTATAAAGTTCTGCTTTTTCTTCATCTGTTTTAGGAATAGGTACTCTACTGCCTAAAACTTTTTGTTGATGTATTACTGTTTTAGCAAGACCTTCAACATCTTTAAAGTTAGCAAGTGTTGGATCGTTTTTTATTTCTTCAGATAGTGATGATTTCCAATCGTTTTGATTATCACTTTCTGATCCAAGAACTGTATTAGCTGTTTCTTGTATTTGATTAGCTATAACTGTTTCTGGATTGTCAGTTGTGGTCGTTTGTTCATCAGACATTTTTATTCTCCTTTAATAGATTGATTATTCTGATTAATACCGATCTTTGTCCTTCACGGTATGATGTTTCATGGGGATCATTTTTTATAAATGAACTCCTATGATAATAAGCAGACGTTAAATCTGCTAATACCTTTTCACCTTCTTTAGATGAAAATGTAATTTTGTATTGTTGTTTTAATTGTTTTAGATCATTGTCTTGATCTTTTGCCATATTATCCCGTCATATCAGCCATACCCATATCATCTACCATATCAGACATTGCTGATTGTACATTAGGGTCAGCTAATTTTTTAGTTGCGTCAGCTTGTGTATTCATAGCTTGTGCTTGTGCTTGTGCTTGTTGTGCCATTGCCGCTTGTTGTTGTGCTTCTGCTTGTGCGGCTCTCATTTCTTCAACTTGATCAGTACCTCTCATAACAGTTTTTGGTACACCTAATAATTTTGCTCTCATTCTAATTGCGTTATCGTGATCTATGTTATCCATAATAGCAGGATCAACTTGTGCAATGTTCATTGCTAATTGATATAATCTTTCAATTGCAACTGCTTCTTCCATTCTTTGTGATCTAGCTAATGGCCCAACATATTCTACATCAATTGTTGTATCTCTAATTATATCTGGCGCAGTCATTAAAGCACCTGCTCTAAACATAATTCCAAATACTCTTTCAATTAATGGATTTAAAAATTCTGATTGGAAACGACCTAGTGTTGGCCCTAATAATCTTTGCATCAATTCGTATCTAACTTGTACTTCTGTTGCTGTCATTTGTGGGCCTTCTTGTAATTGTAATTGATCTGAATAGTATGCTTGTCTAATTGCAGTTCTTAATTGATTTTCTTTCATGTCAGTTATTTGCCAGTTAGAACCAATTTGTAATGGTTTAACAGCACCGTCATTTCTAACTACAGTTATTCCAGCAGGTGTCATTCTAACTCTACCAATTACTCCATCATCTTGAACAAGTAATGGTGGATCAATTGCTTTAGCCCATGCTTTTAATCCAATTTCAACTGCTTTGTTTAAAGTTTTAATATCTGGTAATGCATTATAACTTGGTGATCTTCCAAAAATTTCACCAGTTGCTTTAGACCATCTAGGTACTAAATATGGAAACTCATTATATCCACCTGTTCTAACAACCATTTTATCTTCTTCACAAACATGACAAGAATGGAATGGTAGTTTAGTTGCAGTTTTACCAATTGCTCTTTCGTAATCTGCTGTTGGTTCTACTGCATGAATAAATGTAAAATTTTTTTCTGGTTTTTCTCTAGCGGCTTTTAAAACTTTTTCGCCTAAATTTTCTTCACCAAATTCTTGAACAGCTTGTCTAGCTGTTAATTTATATTTTCTGTAAAGTGTATCAACTTTACCATTTATATTTTCTTGAATGTAATATTCTGCAATGTGTAAACAATTAAAATGAATACCATCTGTATCAAAACCTCTTTTACCTTCTTCAACAAAAATTGCACCAGTACCTATTGAGCAAAGATCAAGATATAATTCATGTACTTCAGTATTAAAATTTGTTTCGTTAAAAGTATCATACATTCTTTTTGCAGTATCTTCTAACCACAAAGCAACTTCTCTGTTTTGATTTAATTGTTCATCTCTTAATTTAATTGAAAACCATGCTAATGATGGAGATGTAAGTGTTCCTTGTAATGAAGCGGCTAATAAATTGTTTGCAGTTATTGCTGTACTATCATACAATACTTCGGTTCTTTTTTCACCTTTAGTTCTTAAAGTAATAACGTCTGCTTTTCTTGGCATGACATAATCTAAAATTTCTTGCCAATGAGTTTCCCATGTGCCTCTACTTTCTTCCATAGAGCCAAGACGTTTTTTTATATACTCGTATGAAGCCATGTTATTTTGTTCCGCCACCTAAAACTGTTTTACTTGTATTAGCTTCTTCTTCAACGCCTGTACCAGAAGTTAAAATAGTTCCATATTGACCTTTTTTTTTCATGCCTAACATTTTTTCTTTTTCTGCCGCTACTTTTGCTTCTGCTTCAGCAGTTTTATCAATTACTTCTGGTTCTATTGGTGGTGGCATTTGTGGTGCTGATTTCATTCCCATAATATTATATCCATTTACATTCTTGTTTTAACATACCGTAAATTGCGGCATCTACAAATTTATTACCAATTTTCATGGTTTGTCTGCATACACCTTCTTTAACAAATCCAACGCCTTTTAACAAGCGTTCATTTCTTTTGTATTCGTTACGACACAAAGCCGTTATTCTACTACATTTTAATTGAATAAAACAGTATAAAAATACCATTTTTAAAAATCTTCTTTGACAAACTTTAGGAGTATCTAATGCTACATGAATAAAAATGTTATGACCATCATAATCAGAAAATAATACACCACCCATAACATTATCTTTGCCAGACACATCTCTTTCAACAAAACCTATAAATGAATATTTATTATCTAAATCTGTATTAATGTGTGCTTTTGGTGCAACGTAATCAAATATTTTTTTACGCCATTCTTCTTCTATAACTGCTACAATCACTATGCTTTTATACCACCACCTAAAATAGTTTTTGAAACATTTGCTTCTGTTTCATCACCTATTACAGATGTTAAAATAGTTCTTTGACTACCACCGTAACCTATACCTAATGCTGATCTTTTTTTCTTTTTAGTTTCTTCTTCTGTTTCTGGAACTGTTGTTTGTGGTGGTTGAGTTGGAGGAGTTTGAGTTTGCATTTGATTTCCACCGCCATCTCCTTTTGCAATTGTTCTTCCCATTGCATCTAATGTTCCTTGACCTCTACCAGTTATATATCTTTGGTAATCTGCAAAAGTATCTTGATAACCTAATTTACCCGCAACATTTTTTTGAAAATATGATCTATTTATTTCAAATGATTTTTGTCTTAAACCTTGCGCCATATTTAAACCTAAATTTAATAAAAAAAAAGGTGTATCAGCTTTTGGTACTTGGTAATTATCTAATTTAGATTTACCAGTTGCTAATGATACTTTTTCTGCACTTGCTTTTATTTGACTAGAACTTGCTACACTTGTTTTAGATGATCCGCTACTTGTATGTGGATTAGGTGTGCTTGTAGTTTTAGATGAAGAAGATTTTTTTGATGATGTAGTTTTTGCACCAGAATATCCAGATGAAAATGGTGAACTTGATGAATATGATTTTCCTACCATGTTATTTTTTAATTAAATATGTTAAACTCATAATCAGATTGTATCTGTAAACGATCATAAGTTTTTGTTCTAGCTTTTCTTAACGACATAACTGCATATCTCATTGCAGATATTACATCATCATTAGCTGGTACAATCTTACCATCTTTTCTATGATACATTCGTAATTCTTCTAGCAGTTTACCTTGATTTTTAAATATTTTCAACCTTTGTGTTTTAAACCTAGTATATATCTCTTGAACACCAGCTTCTACAGAGTTACCTCCAGAATTTTCTTTTTGTCCATTAGCAGGTGGATTACTAAAATGTTCTCTAGTCATATTAACACCTTCTTCACGATATTGTTGTGTTAAACTTTTACCAGACCCTTTATCAGCTTGTCTTCCATCCATAGGCCATACTACAGGAATATATCTGCCTCGCATTTTAATTGCTGATGCATGAATAGGTACTGCTTCTTGCCTCATAGCATAACTATCATAAACATAAGCTATATCTGTATCTCTATCCCACGCAACCCATACTGCGGCTGTTGGGTGATCCCAACCAAAATCCAGCCCACAAATTTTGGGCCAATGATCTGGTATTTGTATTTCATCACATATTACATCTTCTTCTGCTATAGGAAATACTAATCCAGAACCTAATTGTGGTATTCCACGTTCACGCATTTTTCTTTCATGCGGTGGTAATGCAGATAAAATTTGTTCTCGTACTTCTGGTGTCATGTGAGGCGCATCATCCCAACCTGCTGTTATTAATGCTTGGCCTTTACGTAAATTATTTAAAAATTGTGCAACTGTTTCTGTCATACCGCTTTCTGGTGTAAATGTCATATAAACAATACCACCTTTATCGGCTGTACGGGTTAGTGATTGAGTATAAATTGGAGTTGGTGGTTCTTCATCAAGCCAGATCACATCTACACTTTCACCCATCCATTTTTCTTTACCCATATCATAAGATTTAAAACCAATTCTAGAATTACCACCAGATTTATGTTTAACAATTACAGAGTTTAAAGCATTAGGTACACCTGCTTTTCTAATAGTATCTACTATGTATTTTTTAGGTATAGAACCAGTACCTTTAGCGGCAGGATCGTCTGGTTGGCCGATAAGTTCTTTTTGGCAAACATCCCTAGTGGTTTCGTTAGAAACTCCCCCAGCCCAAGCACGTATTGGTCTGTTAAACCGTTTACCTTCCCACCACGTTGGGTAGTAACCCGTCACATGGTATGCCATTTCCATAGCCCCACAAAAGGACTTACCGATCCTATTACCAGCCATAAGCAATCGCTGTTGAGCAATTGTATTATGAAATTTTATTTGGTATTCGTATGGTGCATAATCATTCATACGATTAGTAGCTTTTCTATTTTCTAATTCTTTAGCAATTTCTACTGCTCTTGCTAACGCTTCATCACTCATTTTTTAATATATATTTTCTACGTAATTTTCTAGACGTTGTTAATGCAAACAATTCTGCTTCAGTTCGTTCTAGTTTACTATCAAAACCATGATGTACTTTAGCAGTATTTTTAAACCTATCAACAAGAACATACCTATACACATAATTACCTTTTTTAAAATGCAATATTGTTTGTAAATCCTTAATAGGTTTAACCATAAGCACTAATAGTTTAAATTTTTTATATATGCAACCTATTAACTTAAGTTAATACTAAATATACCCCATGAGTTTGCGGAGGTATCCATTGATTAATGACACAAATAGCGTTTTGGGGGGTGGGGGGTCAAATCACGGGCGTTACTCACCATGTTTATCCCGTGTCTGTGTGTGTATGTAGGGTAAAGAGAACAAAGGAGGGGTGATTAATAGCTAGACCGCATCACATGAGCCAAAGCTGAGAGAGTGCGTGTGTGTGTGTGGACATCCTTCTTCTAGCCATAATACGCAGGTAATTGAAGTGATGAGGGTTATACCGTACTATAGGTACTATGCTTATGTGTGTGGAGATATGGAG